GACGTGCAGGATGCCTCGCCCGTGGCCTACGCCCTGGGCCTGCGCGCACGCATCGACCAAGAGCAGGGCTGGCACAAGACGCTGTCCAACGTGCCGTTGTCCGGCGTGCTGGGCATCTCGCGCGATGTGCACTGGGACCTGCAAAGCCCCGATACCGAGGCCGGCATCCTCAACCAGGCCGGCATCACCACGCTGATCCAGAGCCAGGGCCACCGCTTCTGGGGCTCGCGCACCTGCACGGACAGCGAGCTGTTCCGCTTCGAGTCCAGCGTGCGCACCGCGCAGGTGCTGGCCGACACCATGGCCGAGGCACATTTCTGGGCCGTGGACAAGCCCATGCACCCCAGCCTGGTCAAGGACATCCTGGAAGGCATCAACACCAAGTTCCGCGAACTGAAGGCCCTGGGCTACATCCTGGACGGCAAGGCCTGGTACGACGAAACGGTCAACGAGACCGCCACGCTCAAGGCCGGCAAGCTGGTGCTGGACTACGACTACACGCCCGTGCCTCCGCTGGAGGACCTGGGCTTTCGCCAGCGCATCACCGATCGCTACTTCGCCGACTTCGCCCTGCGCGTGGGCACCGGCCAGTAAACGGCGGCCGCACCCGACACACCCAATACACCGAACACACCGGATACACAGGAGAAAAGCACCATGGGACTGCCCCGCTCTCTCAAGAATTTCGCCACCTTCGTGGATGGCAACTCATACATCGGCGACATGCCCGAAGTGGGCTTGCCCAAGCTCACCCGCAAGATGGAGAAGTACCGCGCCGGCGGCATGAACGGCGAGGTCAGCCTGGACTTCGGCATGGAGGCCATCGAGGCCGACCTGACCGCTGCCGGCTACATGAAGGAATTGATCTCCACCTGGGGCACGCTGCGCCACGACGGCGTGCTGCTGCGCTTCGCCGGCGCCCTGCAGGGCGATGACAGCGAAGGCGTGGACTCGCTGGAAGTGGTCATGCGTGGCCGCTTCTCGGAGTTCGACCCCGGCAAGGCCAAGGCCGGCGACAAGACCGAGATCAAGTACAAGCTGGCCGTCAGCTACTACCGCCTGTCCATCAACGGCCAGGTGCTGATCGAGATCGATCCGGTCAACTTCGTCGAAGTCGTCAACGGCATCGACCGCCTGGCCCAGGTCCGCGCCGCGCTGGGCATCTGAGCCTGGCTCAACTGACCGGGCCGGCCGGCCCGGTCCTCCTCTTTTCTTCACCCGAACGCTGACACACCATGGACACCACCAAGCCCCAGGAAGACCTCCAGAACCAGGCTGCCGCCAATGCGGCCGCCCTCGCATCGGGCGATGCGCGCGAGATCACGCTCGACGTGCCGCTCAAGCGCCCCGGCGGCGACCTGGCCCGGGTGCTGGTGCGCCGCCCCAATGCCGGCGCGCTGCGCGGCCTGTCGCTGGTCGAGCTGCTGCACATGAACGTGACCGCGCTGCAGACCCTGCTGCCGCGCGTGACCGAGCCCATGCTGCACAAGGCCGAGGTGCTGCAGCTGGACCCCGCCGACCTGGTGACCCTGGGTACGGAGGTGGCCTCTTTTTTGGTGCCGAAGGCGCAGAGGGAGCAATTCCCGAGCGCGTAGAGGACGCCATGGCCGACCTGGCCATGGTCTTCCACTGGCGGCCGGCGGACATGGAGGACATGTCGCTGGCCGAACTCGGCCAATGGCATGAACGGGCGCGCGAGCGCTACGAAAGCCAGGACTGAGCCAGGACTGAGCACCACCTCCACTCCATCGCCCGCCTCTCGCCCCTCTCTTGCACGCCCCTTGCCCATGACCTCCACCCAACGCCAACACCGCACCGGCCAGGGAGCCCTCCATGGCCGTTGACACCCTGCGCCTGGACGAGGTGCTCAAGCAGGCCGAGCGCGTGCACCAGCCCCTGGCGCTGCTGGGCAGAACCAGCAGCAACACGGCCAGGGAACTCAAGGAAACGGTCGACCAGTTGAAGAAGCTGCAGCAGCAGCAAACCCAGCTGGGCGACTACCGCGCGCTGCGCAGCGGCCTGGCAGACACCACGGCACGGCTGCGCGGAGCGCGCCAGCAGATGGCCCAGCTGCGGCTGGAATCGGGCGCGGGCGAGCAGCCCTCGCGCGCCATGCTGCGCGCGCTGCGTTCGGCACAGGTCGAGGCGGAGCGCCTGGCGCTGCTGCGCGCCACGCAGCGATCGCGCCTGATGGACATGCGCGAAGGCCTGCGCGGCGCGGGCGTGGACACGGGCAACCTGTCCGCGCACGAGCGCAAGCTGCACAACGACATCCGCGCCACCACGGCCCAGATGGAAAAGCAGCGCAAGGTGGTGGCACCGGCCGCCCAGCGTCTGGAGAGGATCGACGCCCTGCGCGAGCAGAGCAAGACCCTGGCCGATCGCGGCCAGGCGCTGCGCGAGACGGGCGGCAAGATGCTGGCGCCCGTGCGCGCCGTGAGCCAGGCCTTCATGACCGACGACCAGGCCGCCGCACAGCTGCGCGCCACCATGGCGGGCAGCAATGGCAAGCCGGGCGCCGATTACCAGCAGGTGCTGGACTTGGCCAAGAGCCTGGGCACCGACATGCCCGGCAGCACGGCCGACTACATCGCGATGATGAACCAGCTGCAGCGCCAGGGCGTGTCCTCGCAGGATGTGCTGGGCGGCGTGGCCCGGCAGGCGGCCAACCTGGGCGCGGTGCTGAACATGCCCGCCAAGGAGGCCGGCGAGTTCGCGGCGCAGCTGCAGCAGGCCACCCGCGCAAGCGCGGGCGACATGGCCGCACTGGCCGACACGGTGCAGCGCACCTCCCACCTGGGACTGGACCCCACAGGCATGGTCAAGGGCCTGGACGCCATCGGCAAGGCCCTGCCGCAGCTGGGACAGCAGGGCGCAAGATCGGGACAGATGTTCGCGCCGCTGCTGCTCATGCTCAACGACGCCAGCATCAGTGGCGAGGCCGCCGGCAAGGCCGTGGGCAACCTGGTCAAGAACTCCATGGACCCGGCCAAACTGGGCCAGGTCAACAAGATGCTCGCGAGCCAGGGCGTGTCGCTGGACTTCAAGGACGCCAGCGGCCAGTTCGGCGGTACCGAGCAGATGATGGCCCAGCTGCAAAAGCTGCAGAGCCTGGGCAGCGACAAGCTGCGCGCCGCTGCGCTGGACAAGCTGGCCGGCGGCGATGCGCAGACGCGCAAGGCCCTGGAGGCGCTGATCCAGCAGGGCTCGGGCGGCTACCAGCAGATCGCCTCCCAGCTCAAGTCACAGGCGGATCTGGATGGGCGCGTGGCCATCCTGAAGGACTCGGTCTCGGCCCAATACGAGTCCGTCAAGGACAGCTACAACGGCCTGTTGAGCGACATGGGCTCGACCATCGAGTCCGACCTCAAGGCCGTGCTGGGCACGCTGCGCGAGATGACCGAAGGCATGCGTGCCTGGGTCAAGGAGCATCCCCAGATCGTGCAGTGGACGCTGCGCATCGTGGCCGTGCTGGGCCTGCTGGTGGCAGGCGTCGGCGTGGTGAGCAGCGTGCTGTTCGGTCTGCTGGCGCCGCTGCTGCTCACGCGCACCGTGTTCGGCCTGCTGGGCGCGGCCATGGGCGCAGGCAGCGGCGCCTTGGGCGTGCTCAGGCGCGGCCTGGCGGCCGTGGTCCTATCGCTGGGCATGATGGGCGGCGGCGGCAGTGCCATGGGCCTGTTGGCCGGCGGCTTGCGCATGGCCAGCAACGCTGCGGGCGTGCTCAGGCGCGGCGTGGGCGCCGTGGTCCTGTCCCTGTCCATGATGAGCGGCGGTGGCGGAGCCATGGGTCTGCTGTCGGGAGGCTTGCGCATGGCCAGCAACGCTGCGGGCGTGCTCAGGCGCGGGCTGGGAGCCGTGGTCCTGTCGCTGGCCATGATGGGCCGCGGCGCTGCCATGGGCAGCATAGGCACCGCCCTGGCCGGCGCGGGCCGCGCTGCAGGCCGCATCTTCGGCGGCGGTGCAGGCAAGGGCCGTGCGGGCGCCGTCATGGGCCTGCTGGGTGCCGGCCTGGGTGCCGCAGGCGCTGTCGGCGGTGGCCTGGGCGGTAGTCTGGGTGGTGCAGCCGCATCGCTGATGGGCCTGGTGCGCATGACACCCATGGGCCGGCTCGCAGGCGGCCTGATGGGCGCGGGCGGCTCGATCATGCAGAACTGGGATGGCCTTTCCACCGCCTTCAAGGCCGGCGACTGGAAGGGCGTCGGCGGCACGCTGCTGGAGGCCGGCAAGGCCGGCCTCGATGGCGCCACGGGCGGCCTGTTCGGCGTGGTCTCTGACCTGGCCGGCAAGGGCATCAGCGGCCTGGCCTCGTCGGTGGGCTCATGGTTCAAGTCCGGCGATGCGTCGGCACCCGACCAGGGCCGCGCCGGCGCACTGCGCCAGGGTGTCGCTGCTGCAGCCACGGCGGCCACGCTGGCCACGGGCGCCATGCCGGCCCTGGCCGACACGGGCGCCGTGCGCATCGACAGCCGCCCGCCGCTGGCCAGCGCTGCTGCACCCGCGCCGGCACCGGCCCCGGTGGCCGGCGCCACCATCCATATCACCGTCAACGCTGCGCCCGGCCAGGATGCGCAGGCCATTGCCCGCGCCGTGGCCGCCGAGCTGGACCGCCGCGACATGGTCAAGCGCTCCAGCGTGCTGTCGCAGCTGTCGGACATCGACTGAGGAGCATGAGCATGCTGATCACACTGGGCCAGTTTGCCTTCGGCATCGACACACTGGCATTCGACAAGCTGGTGCGCAGCAGCACCTGGCGCCACCCGAGCAACAGCCGCGTGGGCGCGCGCCCCGCCCGCCAGTCGCTGGGCCCAGGCGATGAAACGCTGGGCCTGACCGGCGTGCTCGCACCCGAGTTCCGGGGCACGGCCAAGTCGCTGGACGACCTGCGCGAAATGGCCGACCAGGGCAAGGCATGGGCCCTGGTGGGCGGCGAAAGCATCCTGGGCGCCTGGGTCATCGAGAGCCTGCAGCAGACCGGCACGCACTACACACCCGGCGGCAAGCCGCGCCGCATCGAGTTCGACCTCAAGCTGGCCCGCGTGGACGACCACCTGGCCGAAGGCGGCGGCGGCGTCGATCCCTGGCCCGATGACGACTTCTGGGAATGGTGGATCTGATGGCCACACAGGAATACCTGCACGCCAAGCCCCAGTACGAGATCGTCCTGGACGGGCGCAACATCACCAGCCAGGTGGACACGCGGCTGATGAACCTGACGCTGTCCGAATCGCGCGGCGAAGAGGCTGACAAGCTGGACATCACGCTGGACGACAGCGATGGGCGCCTGGCCCTGCCGGGCAAGGGATCCAAGATCGCGCTGAAGCTGGGCTGGGCCGGCCACGGCCTGGTCGACAAGGGCACCTACGAGGTGGACGAGGTGGAGCACCAGGGCGCGCCCGACAGGATCGTGGTGCATGCGCGCTCGGCCGAGCTCAAGCGCCAGCTGCGCACGCGCTCCGAGCACAGCTACCACAACAGCACGCTGGGCCAGATCGTGCGCAGCATCGCCCAGCGCAACGGCCTGCAGGTACGCGTGGACGCGCAGTTCGAGAACCTGCGCGTGGACCACATCGACCAGACCCACGAAAGCGACCTGAACTTCTGCAGCCGCCTGGCGCGGCAGTACGACGCCGTGTGCACGGTCAAGACGGGCAAGCTGGCATTCATCGCCATCGACAGCAAGATCACCGCCGGCGGCCAGGCCGTGGAGGCCGCCACGCTCACGCGCGCCGAGGGAGACAGCCACGCCTACCACACGGCCGCGCGCAACGACTACAGCGGCGTTCGCGCGTACTGGAACGACGCGGATCGCGCCGAAAAACGCAGTGTCACGCAGGGCGCCGAAGACAACGAAAAGCGCCTGAAGGACACCTACGGCAGCGAGGCCGAGGCGCAGGCCGCCGCCAAGGCCGAGATGGGCCGCATCAACCGCGCCAAGGCCACCATGGGCCTGAAGCTGGCGCTGGCGCGGCCCGACCTGATGCCGCAGACACCGCTGAAGCTGCAGGGGTTCAAGGCAGAGATCGATGACACGCCGTGGCTGGTCGTCAAGATCCAGCACGAGCTGGGCGACGGCGGCTTCACCTCCAAGCTGACGCTGGAGACACGCGCCAAGTGAGCGAGAGGGGCGGGTAGAGCGCGTCCTGGAGCGGCCGGCGCAGGCCGTTCAGCGCGCGGCCAGGGTCGCCACGGCCATGATGGCGGCGCGGCCCGAATCGTCGGCCCGGCCGTAGCAATCGAGCAGCTCGCGCTCGTCGGGCGCCAGGGTCTGGACCGATGCGTTCGCATGCTGGCCCGTGACCACATACAGGACATCCACGCCCAGGCCCGCCATCACCGCCAGGGCGGCCGCATTGGGCGATTGCTCGCCCTTCTCCCAGGTGGCCAGGGTGCCGCGCGAGACGTCGCAGGCGTCGGCCATGGCGAGCTGCGCCACGTCCAGACGCAGACGCTCTTGCCTCAGCCTTTCACCGATGTGATCGAAATTTCTTCTATTCATCAATTGACATGCTCGAAATTTCGAGCAATGATGCAGTCAGCGTGTAACCAAACCATCCAAACCATCCCAAATACTACATGACAGCCATGCACTCCCCCAGAGCCGTGCCCGGTATCCCTGCGGATCCGGTGCTTCATGACAGGCCCGTGCCACTGCGCATGACGGCATCCGAACGCGAACGCCACGCCCGCTATGCCAGCCGTGAAAGCCGCAGCGCCTCCAACTTCGCGCTGAAGCTGTACCGCATGGGCATGCAGCAGTACGAGCAGCAGATGCCGCCGCTGCCCCAGGCCGATCAGGCGCGATAGCCACCCGCGCCGACCTGTTCACCGCCTTGTCTTCGATCCCAACTGCCCCCAGGAGCCTGCCATGCGCATGATGTGCCCCCACTGCAACGAACACGCCTACACCCGCACCAGCCTGCAGCTGACCAGCACCAGCCGCGAGACCATCTTCCAGTGCCGCAACTTCGAGTGCGGCCATGTGTTCTCGGCGGTCACCGAGATCAACCGCACCATCAGCCCCAGCGCCATCCCCAACCCCATGGTGATCCTGCCGATGAGCAC